AACTAAATTTGGTACAGCTAATAGATACTCAGAAATTAGAAATGTAACTGATGGCTCTACAGCAAATAACGAACTCGCCTTTAATACCAATGGTTCAGAACGCATGAGAATAGACTCATCAGGCAACTTGTTGGTGGGTACTACTTCAGCAGACCCTGCGGCAACATCACAAAATACAGTCGGTACTGCTATCGGTGCAAGTGGTTATTTGTCAATGACAAGAGATAGTGCAATACCTGCATTTTTTAATCGAAAAACATCTGACGGCTCTATTGTACAGTTCCGCAAAGACGCCTCAACAGTTGGAAGTATTGGTACTGTCAATGGCGACTTACTTGTAGGCACTGGAGATACAGGTCTGCGCTTCCATGATACCGACAACAGAATTTATCCTATCAACACAAGTGGTGGAACTAAAGTAGACGCTACGATTGATTTAGGTGACCCAACTGGTCGCTTCAAAGACCTCTACCTTTCAGGCGGTTTACGTGGCGACACTACCTTTAAAAACAATGCAGGAACTACAGAGTATGCTAGGTTTGACTCTTCAGGGCGATTGGGAATTGGTACGACCACCGTTGATGTGAAACTACACATTGGCGACACCTCTGCCTCAACTTTATTAAAACTGGAACGTTTGTCTGTTGGCGGTACGATGGGTATAGATTTCAACGCTGGAAATAACGGAAGTATCTATAATAACATTCAATATGGTCGTATTGACGTTCAATCTACAGCTACTGGTGGTGGTGCTGAATCTGGCGTGATGACATTCCACACCAGAAACAGTGGTACTACAGCAGAAAGAATGAGAATTGATAGCTCTGGAAATCTGCTTGTGGGTAAAACTAGTGCAGACATAAGTACAGAAGGAAATGTTTTATTTGAAGCAGGAGGCAGTTGGTTTACTAACTCCTCTAGTTCCACAGCGGACTTTAATAGGCTTTCTACTGACGGCGAAATTGTACGCTTCAATAAAGACGGCACAACAGTTGGAAGTATTGGTACTGGTGGTGGCGACCTTATTGTTGGAAATGGTAGTGTTGGCATCCGTTTCAATGACAGTATTTCAACACTTGTTCCTAGAACTACATCAGATACAAGTTCTGATGGTGCTATTGATATAGGTGCTTCCTCTGCAAGATTCCAAGACATATACGCAACCAACGGAACTATCCAAACATCAGACATAAATGAAAAACAAGACATAGAAGATTTATCAGAAGCAGAAACTAGAGTTGCAGTTGTAGCTAAAGGTTTGCTTAAAAAGTACAGATGGAAGTCTGCTGTAGCTGATAAAGGTGATGATGCTAGAATACATTTTGGTATAATGGCACAAGATTTACAACAGGCTTTTAGTGCTGAAGGTTTGGATGCAGGTGATTATGGTATGTTTATATCAAGCACTTGGACAGACGAAACAACAGGCGAAGAGAAAACTAGGTTAGGAGTCAGATATAATGAACTTCTAGCATTTATTATTGCAGGAATTTAATTTAACAGGAGAATAAAAATGGAATGGAATGTAAATACAGTGGACGTACATCCACACGAAGAAGGACACGATGACGTTATTTATAACGTGCATTGGTCAGTATCTAAAGAAGATGGAGAATATTCAGCTAGGTCTTATGGTACACAATCATTAGATACATCTGATTTATCTAACTTTACATCATTTGCTGATGTAACATCAGATATGGTTAAAGGCTGGGTTATTAATGCTATGGGTGAAGAAGAGGTTGCTAATTTAGAAGCAGGTTTAGATGCACAAATAGAAAGTGAAAAAAATCCAACGTCAGTAACAAAAACTTTAGAATCTTAGTATATAATTTAATTTTAAATAACTTATAGGAGAGTTAAATGAGTAAAGAAGAAAATAAGATGGAAAACCAAGAACCAGTAATAATTACATTTAATGGCACTGAATACAGAGCTGCTGATTTAAATGAAGAGCAAATGGCTTTAGCTGCTAAGCTAAACATTGCTGGTAAAAAACTAGCTAGACTTCAAGAATACTATGATGATTATGTCATTACAGATGAATATAAGAATCTATGTATTCAATCATTTGATAGAGCTATCAATGCTACAAATGAAGAGGTTGAGGTAGTAGAGGAAGAATAATGGCTGCTCGTAAGACCGCTAATGATGTACATTCAGACCTAAGGGTTCATGAGAAAATGTGCGAAGAACGTTGGAAAACTATTTATAGAAAAACTGATGATTTACAAGCATCAGTAAATAGTATGAAGGGTTGGTTATTAGCTGGTCTTACAACAATACTAATTAGTATGTTTACTCTAGTCCTTAGAGGTTTAATTTAATCTTAATTAATATATGATAGACAAACTTATCGAACCAGTCAGCGACTTACTAGATAAGTTCATTCCTGATGCTGATACAAAACAAAAGATAGCACATGAAATTGCTACCATGTCTCAAAAGCATATCCATGAGATTGCAAAAGCACAAATAGAAGTCAACAAAGAAGAAGCTAAGGGCAGTTGGTTTCAATCATCATGGAGACCAGCAACAGCTTGGGTATGTGTTGCAGGCTTTGCAGTTAATTTCCTAATCAGTCCATTACTAGCACCTTTTGGAATAGTCGTACCTCAAGCTGATACATCTACTATGCTACCTGTATTAATGGGTATGTTAGGTTTAGGTGGTATGAGGTCTTTTGAGAGGGTTAAAGGCGTAGGAAAATGAGTGAGCTAGCCAAAGTTGATGATAAGTCAACTTTAAATATCTCTCTTAGTTACTTATTACAAATCATAGGTGTTATAGCTGTAGCTGTTTGGGGTTATGCTTATACTACTGAAAAAATAGATTTTAATGAAAGAGAGATACAAAACCTAAGAGCTAATCAAAATAAATATATATTCCCTGACATAAGAACATTAGAAGAACAGGTGATAAAATTAGAAAAAGAAGTTATTATTTTAAAAACAGAACTAGAAGCATATAAGAAACAGGAAAAATAATGTACGACAATATCAAAAAAATGCTAATTAAAAATGAGGGATTAGTATGTCAACCTTATCATTGTAGTGCTGGTAAATTAACAATAGGTGTGGGTAGAAATTTAGAATCAAATGGTATATCAGAAGATGAAGCTATGTATCTCTTAGAAAATGATATAAAAAGAGTAACAGCTAACTTAGATAAGATGTGGGCTGTATGGCGTACTTTTCCTGAAAAAGCGCAATTAGTTTGTATCGATATGACATATCAAATGGGTATAACAGGATTTATGAATTTTCGTCAAACAAGAGCTCTCATGGAAATGGGTTGTTGGTTAGAAGCATCAGAAGAGGTATTAAGAAGCAAGTATGCTATCCAAACACCAAATAGAGCAGCTTATAACTCAAGGCAATTAGCCTTATCTAAACAGCATGAGCAAGACAAAGGAACAACACCAAAGTAGTTCTAGGCTAGGAGCTTTAGGCGAATCAATAGTAAAAACATTTTTACTTGAGTGGTGTGACTTTGTATATGATACAATGCCTAAACACCCAGCAGATCTTTTGTGCGAGCTTGGACCTGCTAAATACACAATACAAGTTAAATCAAGAAATAAAACCCAAGAGGGTAAGTATGTTTATGCGACAGAGAGTTCTAGGACTCAGAGTAAAGTTTATCAACAGTATCATTGCGATATCATTGCTTTTGTGTTCATGCCTGATAAACGAATACTCTTTAAGCCGAATAATTCTACACAGACATACTTTACCTTTCATTCAGATATAATCACTCCTGATCTAGAAATAGATAGCTTTAAAGAAACGTTAGACGTTTTATCACAAGTACCTACATTGAATCCCTTATTAGATGAGGCCGATCACTAAGGAGTATATATGATCTAGGGGAGTTATTAGAAATATCGACCTCAGATCTATTTTACTCTGCTTAACTAACAAAAGATAATGTATAAAAAAGTATACAATTATAAATTAATTGTGTAGAATAGGCTTATGTTAATTAAAAATAAGGAGTTAAATAACATGAGTAAACAAGATTATATAGAAATAGCCGATATTATCAAACACAATATGAGAGAACAGTCTGGTTTTGGTAAAGATGTACATGGTGACACAATATATGATATTTCGCACCCTGATAGAAAAAGTATGATAGATCAATTATGTGATTATTTTAAAAAAAATAATCCAAGATTTGATGCAGATAAATTTAAACAATATATAAATTCTAAATAGAGGAGTAAATAATGAGATACACACTACAAGTTCAACTACCTAGCTTAGGCTGGGTGGTTGCTATCAAGACTAGCGACTTATCCTACATGGCTAGTAAGAGAGCTAGATTAATTAAAGAAGGGCATAAAGTTAAATTAACTAAGGAGAGGAAGTAATGATAGAAAAATTACAAGCATTAGTATTGTTAAGTGCCATGGCATATCTTTGTTATGGTGCTGCATTAATTATCAAAGACAGGAACAATAGAAAATGAATGTCACATTCAATTTAATGGGTGGTGGTGAATTAAATATTCCTGCTAGAGCAATCAGCGGTTTCTATAAAGATCAATTTACCAGTGAGGTCATAATTGAAGTCAATGGTGATGAATACAAAGTAAGAGATTCACTAAATGAAGTTAGATATATTTTAGGATTAGCAAGATGATACCTATAGAAGACATACCAAAGATTACAGAATGGTCTAATAGAATTAAGTTACTAGAAATAAATAATTGGGGCGATCATAAATACACAAAAATTATTTATAACGATGGAACTATCAAAGTTACTGATCGCTATAGCAATAAAGATCATGAAACACATATCTATCCTTCTGATCTTTCATTACAAGAATTAGCAGATTTATATTATAGGAGAAAATCATAATGGTAGGTAAAAAAACAAGTTACGCTAAAGCAAGTTGTTCTACATTGCCAGTTATTAAAGGCATTAGCAAATACATGACTCAAAATGAATGGCTAGATATTGCTATAAAAGCACATAACGGAATTAATCCTGAACAATATGAGCAAACAGTTATACAAAGAATGGGTGATGTATTAGAACCTGTTTTATTAGAAGAAGCGGCTACTATGTTAGGTTTAGATTTTGTAAAAACAGATCATGATGAGCCAGTCGAACATCCTGAAATTCCCCTAGCAGGATCATTAGATGGAACGGGTATTGCTAAAGAATTAACATTTAAAAATGGTCAATATCCGTGGCTCATTATACCTGAGCAAGATACCATTACATTAGATGGTCCAGGTGTTTTAGAATGTAAATGCACAAGAGATATACCTACAAATGATTTAGAAGAATGGCGTGGTGTATTGCAATCAAAAGGTTTGATGGAATGTACCGGATATAATTGGTGCGCTGTTGTTGTTTTGTGGCAATCAACTGATTTTAGAATTTACTTATATAAACGTGATCCTGAATTTAAACATGAACTTTATGATTTAGTATTTGATTTTGATAATAGAGTTAAACAAGGTTTTTATTATTCACCAGTTACAAGTAATGATGCAAATATAGTTTATAAAAAAGTACAAAAAGATGATATTATATTGCCTGGAGGTACTGATGCTATCATCGAAACAATTATTACAAATAAGAAGATTATTAAAGATCTTGAGAAAACAATTGATGATGCAGAAACAAGACTTAAAACATTGATAGGTGATGCGTCAGAAGGTAAAACTAATCAATATACAGTTAAATGGCCAATGATTAATTACAAAGCACAGCCAGAAAAAATAACACCCCCTAAAGAAAAAAGAAGTGTAAGAGCAAAAACATTAAGGATTAAACATTATGGATTATAAAGAAAAGCAAGTCGTTTGGATTTCAGGAGACGTACATAAAAAATTAAAGGATTACTGTAAAAATCATGGATTAAAAATGGTTTATGTAGTAGAACAACTTATTAAAAAGAAATTAAATATTAAATGAGTTGGCATGGCGGAAAAGGAAGCAAACGCAGACCAGAAGACAAAAAGAAGATAGATCAAAATTGGGATAAAATATTTAAAAATGCCAGAAAAAATAAAAAAGTCAGTAAAGACAAGAAATAAAGCTACAGGTAAATACGAAGTAGAACATTACTACGTTAAGAATAGAACTATAGAAGAACTTGAAACTTTAATTAATAATAATAATACAAGACCTAAGATAAAACTAAAAGCACTAAGAGAGCTAATAAGGAGAAATAAAGTTGGTAAACAGCAGAAATAAAGGTGCGGCATTTGAAAGAGTTATTGTTAATAAAATAAATACAATACTTGAATCAAAAGGTTTAAGTGATAGAGTTAAAAGAAATCTAGATCAATACCAAACAAAAGGCATGGCAGATGTTTATTGGAATAATTTTGCTATTGAATGTAAAAGATATAAATCAAGTGCTAAAAAAACCATGTATAAAAACGAATGGTGGCAACAAGCAATAAACAGCGCTAATGATAACTTGATTCCAATATTAATTTATAAATATGATCGCAGAGATATTATGTGCGTTGTACCTTTGTTTTTAGTAACAAGTGTAGAAACGCCAAATTGGGAGTGTACGTATCTTTGCCCATTAACAGAAATATGTGAAAGGTTAGATGAAATCTTACAAAAAGCAGATGGATTTAAACAGTTATCTGCTTGAAGAAGATTTTGATGATTTTTGTAGGAAGTCCTATGAAAAAATCCAAATCGCTTGTGATGTTTTCGGCATTATAAACGATGAGGATTATTATAGTTTTAAAGAAAGGTGTAGAAACCATCTTGAAACTGAGTATTTAAACAGTATTGATAAAACAATACATTAAACGGAGTATATTATGGACTTATTAGGTCTAAACGGCGGAGGTTCTGATTCGCTATATATAAAACACAGTAGCAAAGATAAAACCTGGCAAACACAAGATGGTGAAATCAATTTAGTACATTTCTTAGTTGATCCAACATCTATACAAACAGGTTGGGGCATGTATGATGGTTTGTATAACTTTACATGGGATGAACGACCTGGTGTAAAAGGAATACAACCTGGACCTGATTACAAAAGAGCATTTAGTGTATCTTTATATATACCAGATGTAGGAGCTAGACTTTGGCAACGTTTTACATGGGGCGAAGGTGAAGGTTTTAATAATATGTGCTCAACATTCTGGAATGACATACAAAAAAACCCAGGTAAAGTACCACATTTACAATATACAGGTAGTAGATCACAAGAATTTAAAATAGGTTCTTCATCAATACCTGAATTTAGTTTTGTTAAGTGGACTGATAAACCTGCTGATTTTAATGCAGCTCCTGTACAACCAGTGGTTGCAGAGAAGCCATCAGGTGGATTTAATTTTAATGATAATAGTAGTACATTAAATAATCAAACTCCTGAGTCAGGAGACCCTAGGTTTGATCCTAGCGCAAAACCTTTAACTGAAGACGATTTACCATTTTAAATAATGAATGAAGTTGACTTTATACGGTTGGCTCCACAAATTGGTAAGCAGTTATTAGGTAATCCTACAAAAGAAACTACTAATGAAATAAGATGGGGCACTCACGGAAGTTGGTGCCTCAATCTTGAAACAGGATTGTTTTATAGTTTTGAAGAGGACCAAGGAGGAGGAGTTATATGGTTGATTGATTATTTTAATCAAGATCGAGACACGTTACTTAATATAAATAAACATATTATGCAAAACAAAGCTACATCAACAAAAACACATCAATCATTTACAGCAGATCAAATGAAGCAATTTGCTCAAGATTCTGTTGTATTTACAAAGTATTCAGATGATTTTGTTGTTATGCGTTTTCCTGATAATTATAAAATAAAACAGAAATATGCGCCATTTACCAAAGAAGACAATATTTGGTATGCAAAAAGACCTAATGATTTAATGCCTATATATTTAACACAAGGAGAAGGTCCTGTTTTAATCAATGAAGGTGAAAAAGCAGCTAAAGGAGCACTAGAACTATATGATGGACCTGTTTGTTGTTGGCATGGTGGAGTTAATTCATGGAAAAAAGCTGATTGGTCTGTTATTGCAGGTAAAGAAGTAATTATTTGGCCTGATCATGATGAAGCAGGTGCTAAATGTGCAAAAGAGTTAAGTGAATATCTTATAAATCAAAAGTGTAATGTAAGGATAGCAGATATACCTGATACTTTTAATGAAAAAGATGATTTATATGATGCATATCAACGTAAAGATTTTGATAAAGATAGTTTTAAAAATTACATAACTACGGCTACACGAGAAGCTCGTAGAGGAACTCTTGTATTAAGACAGATAAGTGATCTTATAACTAATATTAGAGAGCCAGAATGGATCATAGAGGATATTCTAGAGAAAGAATCAGTTATAGACATATATGGAGCACCTAAAAGTGGTAAATCATTTATAGCTATTGATATGGCACTATGCTCTAGTTTAGGTATTGAATGGCATAAACATAAATGCAAGCAAAGTCCTGTTATATATCTTGCAGGTGAAGGTCAAAGAGGTATCGCAAGACGTGTACAAGCATGGGAACATTATTATCATCATGATTTACATAAATCACAATTATTTATATCAGATCGTGGTGTAAGGTTTTTAGATGAAAAAGATCATACACAACTAAAAGAACATATACAAGATGTGGCTGAACAATTTGGCGACATAGGAACTATATATGTAGATACTTTAGCGCGTAATTTTGGTGGTGGTAATGAGAATAGTACAGAAGATATGAATAAATTTATCGAAAGAGTAGATGATTTAAAGCAAACCTTTAAGTCATGTATTGCATTAATACATCACACAGGGCATAGTTCTAATGGTAGAGCAAGGGGTAGTTCTGTATTACCAGCTGCTGTAGATGCTGAGTTCTCAGTTAAACGTAAAGATCCTGATGAAGAGATGTTTGTAGAATTTAATCAAACACTTGTTAAAGATGGTAAAGCTATGATGCCTAAGTACTTTAAATTTAAAGAAATAGACTTAATTAACTATCCAGGATTAACATCTGGTGTATTAGTAGAAGCACCTAAAGAAGATATGTATACACAAGATGATTCTAAGATAGATGAGACCATGTTAGTAATAGCAGAATTACAAGCTCAATTTGCTAAAGAACAAGATACTGATCCTATAAATATATGGGTAAAGCAGAAAGAAATTATAGCTGCTCAATCAGATCTAAAAGAAAGTACTGTTAAGCAAAGAGTAAAAAGACTTGCTGATGCAGGTAAGATATATAAAGAAGAGAGAAAAGGATATCAAAGCAAAAGATATGATCAGATTAAAACAGTTACATAAACAGTTACAATGGTTACATTTTAGTTACATTGTAACCGTTGGTATATTAGAAAAAGAGTTACATATTTGGTTACATACATATACCTATAGGTATATGTAACCAATGTAACTACTTTTGATACCGAGAAATTGAGATAAGTAACTATGTATGTAACTAAAGAAGATAGAATTAGAGAATTAGAAGCTAAACAATCAGATATGAAACTTGTTAATGCTTATAAAAAACTTTATGAATTAAAGACTTATATTGATGAATCATGGAATTTGAACAGGTTGTTGAATTGTATCAGACCTGAATTAAAAACAAGATTTAACAGAGCTTTAAATCATTATGATGATAATATATTTATGACAAATAATAAAATAGAACTTATTGAAATGATGCAAAGAGCTTATCAAGCATTGATTGATGAAGCTCAAACATTAGGGTTTAATAAACTAGAATATGAATTTTGGTTCTTACAATATAAGAATAAAGAATATATTATATGTAAAAATGATCATGATCATGAAGTAGCTTTCAATAAGTATGGAAATAAGGAAAGTGTTATAATATTAACAATACAAGAGTTATTAATAGGATTTGGTGAAGACTTGTATAAGATAAAACGATCATTAAGAAAACTAAATCCAAAACTAATTAAATATGAAAGTATCAGTAAAAAGTAATATCAAAGAGTTTAGTAAAGATCTTAAAAGATTTAAAGATATAGATGTACCTAAGATTACATATATCTCATTAAATGAGACAGCTAAAAGGACTAGACAATTAGAACAAGTAGCTATGCGTAAATACCTTGATAGACCTAAACCACAAACAACAAATGCTTTATACATTAAGTATGCAAAGAAAAGCAAACCAACTGTAACATTATTATTTAGAGAATGGGCTGATGAGTTTATTCGGTTCGCTGTGTTTGGTGGTATACGTAAGGTAAATAGCACAGGTATACCTATAACAGCTAATAAGAAATTAGATAAGTTTGGTAATATATCAGGTAGACGTAGCGGTTTAGTTAAAGGTAAAAATGAATTTATAGCAACAATTAAAGGTCACACAGGTGTATGGAAACGCACAGGTAAAGGTAAGAATACTAAGCTAAAACTATTAATTAATTTCTATAGTAATCCAAAATATGAGAAGATATTTCCATTCCATAGAATCGCTAAGAAAGCTGTTGAATCACAGTTACCTCTTAAGTTTAAGAAGGTAGCAGATTATTACATAAAGAAAGCAGGATATAAAACAAGATGAGTTTTGCAAAGATGTTAAGTATAGGTATTAAATACGAAGAGAAAGTATTGAATACATTAAAGAAAAAATACCCGTTAGCAGTAAGAATAGAAGGACAATTTCTTGATTATGATATATGGATACCTGAAATTAGTAAGAGTGTAGAAGTTAAATACGATAAGCGTAGTGAAACAACAGGTAATATTATTATTGAATTTGAAAAGAATAACAAGCCTGGAGATATATTAACAACTAAAGCAGATGTATGGTGTATACATACGGTTAATGGATACTTATGGATCAAGCCAATAAGTATCATTGAATGCTTATTACGCGAAGAATATAAAAAGATAGAACTAAACAAAGGACGTTGTGCATTGATACCACTACATGTGTTGTACCCATATAGTTTACAGACACTTGATTCATTATGATACGTATGTTTGTAGATTTTACGGTTCCTTATTTTAGCA